CTCCTCATGCGGTGATATGAAGTTAACAAATGCAGCAGCACGGTCTAGTATGTCTTTAGTCACAGCTTCATTGGCTACTTGGCTAGTGAGCTCCTTTGCACTTGCAGATTCAATAGCTTTGGCTAGTGCTTCTATCTTGATAGTTTCCTTGATACTTAACATTTCCATTTCACTCCTCCTCAGAGGGAGCCTGCACCACCTTGCAGTACACTGCTACAGACTCCCTCCACTACATACTATGATACTATATGGTAGACTTCCTGCTCATCCTTAGTGAACTTACCTGCTGTCACCAGAGTATTAGCAAATGAGTCTGGTGCTGATATGGGCTTAGAGATAGCCTGGAGTAGGTCAGCATCATTCCTGATGACTGTGTTCTTCAGGGCTTCATCATTGAAGTTGGCAAGGGTCTTACCATCTAGTAAGCTCATTGCTAGGTCCATAGCTGACTGACCTTGACTACTAGCAACGCCTATGCCTTCGATAGAGTAGATAGTCCAGGATGGTGAGGGTGTATCTCCACCTTTGCCGTCATTGGCTCTACCGTCCCAAAGCATAGGAGGGTGAGGTCTGCCATCGTCACCATCTGCCATTACAAAGCCTATCCTCTTACCAGTGCAGTCCTTTAAGTCTGTTCTCTGTGCAGGCTTGACATAGGCAGGGTTGCTTTGGTCAAGTTGGGCAGGAGAGTACTGCTGGTCAGCAACATTATTGAAGCCGACAGTTCTGTCCTCAGAGGAGCCTTCAGAAAGGAATCCCCACTTGGACTTCTTGCGGTTAGATTGTCCTACCATTATAGTGTAAGTAGGGAAGTGGTAGGGTTCTACTGCCTCCAGGACCTCTATATCCTTGAGATTAACATTGACAACCTCACGCTCGTAGGCTGCTTCACCTACACCGCCTGTCCTTTTCTCCGTAGGCATACTGTCGAGAACTCCAGTAAACCTCCGCAGAGGTCCTACATCTGACTCGATTAGACCTCTTGTAGTTGGTAATCCTTCTTGTGTCATTTACTTTTTCTCCTTCTATAACTTATTGCCTGTAAGATTCCGAAAGGTATTAGTGTAGCTGCTACTAATACCACTATGATTATTGTTACCTCAATATCTCACCTCCGTTCTCATTAGTTCGAGTGTCTCTTCCCACTTGGCATCGTATTCCTCGATGGTATCTCTAGGGTCATCCCTTGGCAGTGCCACAACCCCTAGCTTCATCCCACTAGATAGAACAAAATGTGCTCGCCCAGCCCATCCATTCCAGTTCCTTATGTGTTCGGTAGGCGGTAGCTCGTAGCGGGCAAAGCCTTCATACGGAGTTCCACCAGGGAAAGTGCCTTTAACAAGTAACCCGCAACGCCCCACGTCTACTTGTGTTACTGAAACAAAGGCCCCGTCACTATTCCTTATCTCATCCCCAACCTTGATAAGTTCTGATACTTTCATTCTTACCCTTCCGTATTATTCAATTCCATCTAGACCATTATACCATAGAGTGCAAAGCCTTGTCAACCCATGTATTTTTACTGAAAGTTTGGGTAAATGAAATTCATATTACATTATATAATATATTATATTTTACCATATAGTACATTGTCAAAGTATATTAAAAGATTATTATTCTAGTTTTGAAAGGTCTTGTTCGCCTCTGAGGGTTAGCTGCTCTTCCTCCTCATAGATAGGCATACGGCGGCTGAGTATCTGAGGGTGGAGAGTCTCTCTGTCCCAACGGAGGATAAGGATGGGTAGTACATCATCAGCATTGCGGTGCTTAGTGAAGGTAGCCTGGACTCTAGTCATAGTGTTATCGCTAGGGTCAGGGTCTATGCGGAGAATAGTGTCAGCCCAACGGAGGAGTGCCCGAGAACCAGTAGCATCTTGACTACCCATAGATATAGGTCTACCTGACTCATCCATCTTAGACTTGCGAGTATGGTGGACTATAATAAAGGATACACCTGGAATTGACTTAGCAGCATCTTCCATTATTAAGTCTATTTTATCAAGGAGAGGCTTTACGTCAGTTTCGGCTGATATGTCTCTGTTGAACATCTTGTATAGTGGGTCGAGGATGACAGTGAGGGGAGCTTCTGGTAGTTCAGTTATGCAGGTTTCTATATTTTTACGAAGAGACTCCCAGCCTGAGGACTCATCTATGTGGATGAACTGTTCAGTGCGATTGATAGCATTGTTTGGATAGGAGAAGGCAGTTGCCTTAGCATCCAGTTGGTCTAGTTGTTCTGATGTTACTTCCTTATGCCCATCCTTAGCAAGGTATATTTGCTTGCTACCTATACAGTACTTCTCTAGCCGCTCACGGTCTATATACATAGGTAGCTCAACTTGAAGGCGAAGGATGTTAGAAGGATAGGTGTTGAAGCCTAGCCACATACTCCCTCTGGCTAGGCAGTGAGCAGTATGGATGGCTAGAATGGACTTCCAGCAGCCTTCATCTCCAAAGATTATCATTCGGTTCTTGACATTGAGGACACCTTTGGAGATGATGCGAGTACGGTGAGGAGGAGTCCATTCTAATAAGTCGGATGTAGTGAATAGTTGCTTATCCTTACTATGAATGTCACTCATATATAGTTTATCTTTCTTAACAGTCTAGATTTTAATTCCCCCTCTAAACGGTAGATTTAGCGATATTCTCTGGGCGGCAACATACCAGTAGGATATCTAGTAGATAACCGGTTCTTTTTAGGCACTAACCACTTAACTAGCCACCACCTAATCAAAATGGCACATTTTACAAGTGGCTTCATATCTCTGCGTTTCTTGAATTGGTACTCATTAGGCCAAGGCTCATATTCATTCAGCGGTCTCATCCTTAAACCCTCCAATCTAATCCCAGTTGTTCCATCGGGTAGATTCAAGTTTTATTATTTTTATAGTGACCCCACTGCTTCAGGTATATCTCATGACCGAGTTCTTTAAAGCCACTCTGCCAGTTCTCTTTCATGGCATCCTTAAACATCAGGGCTGATTCTTTTCTGCTACTGCCCCTTCGTTGTAACTTTGGTTCAAACAAGGTATTAGTTATCATCCACCAGACAGGGGCTATGACCCATGAATACTTATCAGGATCATGCAAAAGACTCTTTGGAGACCCGTCATATGGATTGTGACCAATTACTAAATCATAACCCTTCCGCCCGAACAGAAACCTTGAGACTTTAGCACCTAATTCTGCGTGTTGCTTTTTTTGCTCATAATCGTCTAGGTAGTCTTTTCCCCAGTGGCCTATGTCATGGAGAAATATACAGACTGTCTGCCAAACATTAGGAGGAGAATGGTAGAGCCTACACCATGCAACAAAGACAATTAGCGAATGGACGAGCGAATGGCAACCAAGAATAATACTAACAGTACCTTGTCTCATTCTATATCCTCCAGGGTAGATTCAGCTCTCCCATTATGGAGTTGTATTGGGCTCTAGATATTTAATAGTCTTACCAATCGAAGCGGCATACTCTATCTCATTCCTAGTAGAGTTGCCTATGTAGCCACCGACATTCAGGACAAACACCTCATCGGCAAGGTCTATTTTGCGCAGATGAAGCACATCCATCTTTTCAGCAACACCCTCAGCTTCAGCTATATGGTCTTCCACGTCAGTATATCCAGCTGGTAATAAATGCAGCCCCAAGGTTATAGCACCTTCCTTTTCCATAGTCCAGGCTATCACTGCCATTTCAGCCACAAATCTACTAGACCCGCAAAGGCATATTATTTTAGGTCTAGCTGCTGCCTCAGCGACCTGGATATAGCCGAGCTTTAACATCTTGTCTATCTGGGCTTCTAGCATCTTGGAAAATATATTAAATGGATACTTCTGCAGTATAGGTTCCATTTCCTCCGGTGTCAGCATAATATCTTCTGCCATTATTTATTCCCCTTCAGGGCTTGCCAGCATTGGTCACAAATAGATGAACCAACCCAATCTCTATCCAAGTGTTGACAGCCAGTTTCTATCTTAATAAATAGCTTCTCTCTCTCATCCTTCCTTGCCTCTTCTATCTCTTTCTCCAATTGGCCAAGCATTTTCTTTAACTTTACTTGCACTAAACCATCAGAGGTGTGATACTCGGTCAGGTTGTTTACCACTATTGTTCTTAGCTTCTCTCTTACACCATCTTCTATGTTCATCTTACTCCTCCAACTAGCCTTAACCTTTATGAACCCCAAGTGTGAGTAGGTCTACGACGAAATCCTTTATATTGCCTAGGAACTTCACTATCTTTTCTATCACTCTTACTCCTCTAGAGATTTAGTACAGGATTCAAGTTGGGCTTGGGCCCCATCTCTAACCATTTGACGCATTGGGAATGGTTTGTCTTCATTGTGTTCTATAATCTCTGTTATTTGCTCTGGACTCAATAACTTTGTCTCCAGATGCTCTTTTACTTTGGTGAGGATTTGGGCAGCACAGTCATCTTGGAGAAGCCCCTGTGCAGTAGAAACACGGTAGTACATTCTAAGCTGGTCTATTATGTCTTCCCTTAATGTCATTATGCCTCCTTTTTATTCTCGCTTTCTCGGCTCTGGGTGGGGCTAGACAACTATAGAGCCAACTTAAGCCATCCTTTCTTTGGCTGGCTCGGCTTTCTCCTATCATCTCCGCCTTTCTCGTAAGCCGAAGGTTGAGGACTTGCACCTCGGACACCAGCCCTATTCTATTGTATCCTTTTAATGCTTTACTTACAGACTTCCAGTCATAAGGTCCTGGTATGTACCAAGTGAAGATGAATTAGAGTTTTGCTATATATCTCATTATATAATCCTTATATTATATTCGGTATGCTACCAGAGATTCAACAGATACCGAAGATGATTTTACGCTTTTTCATTTTATACTCCTAAACCAGCGTTTATGTGGTCTAGTTGGAAATTCACTTGATAGCAAACAGTCTATCCCGAAATCATGTTTGTCTAAGGGGAAATCTATTTCTCTGGGCGAATGGCACAACGCTCTAACTTGCTGGCGACAATCGGTTAGCATTTCTACCATTCCCTGTATTTTATAAAACCGTTTCTCATCCCCCATCAAGCGGGCTATCTGTTTCTCTTCTTGCAAATCCTTTATATCCTGTTTCCACCTATGCTTTAACTGAATAAGTAGCCGTCTAACTCTCAGCCATTTGTTCACACCTCTATATTTCAAAACAAAACGGATTTTATCTTCTGGCACATACTGGGCTAAGTCAGCTACTATCAACTCAGGATGATTCTGGCGATAATTGTTTATATCCTCTACCATCTTCAAATCCTCCTTAATCCTATTTTAATTACTACCAGCATTCTTCTTGGTTAGGTTTTATCTAATTGTACCTTCTCATTATATCATACTTAGGGGGCAGTTGTCAACCCCAACAGCTACTAGGGTTCAGCTGAACAGATGATTAACTTAACTATTCACTCGGCAATTCAGGGTTGGAGTAGATGTTACCGATTACTTCATAGTGCCAAGAGCCATCAGTCTGCATATCATCTATAAAAGGATTCCAGCCACCGAATGTTGATTCTACCTTGTGTATTCTGCCAAGCCACTTTAGTATATCCCCCTCATATATCTCAACGCCGTTCTTGTCTTTTAAGCCAGTGTACTCTAATGGTATCATATGAGGGTAGAATTGGCTGAGCCTAGTGCTCGTGCCAGAGACATTAACGAAGCCCCTACCATCAGGCATCAAGGTTATTTGGTCTGCCCCCATCTCCTCTGGGCTATACATCTTTTGCTGCTCAGTATGCCAAGCTCTATATTTATGCTCTCTCATTTTGCCTCCTTAACTGTTCACCAGGAACCTACGGATATACTTTCGCCAGCGGCTAATGGTACTGCGGTCTACCTCCCAGTTGTAGCGCTGGCAGACTTCATTGAGGCTACCCTTGAAGATGTCAATCTTGACTTTGACTTCATAGCGTACCTCAATGTACTTCATGCGAGGAGTCATAGGGAACTCTTCAGGTAGCAGGTCAGGAGAGTCAGTGGGCTTTCGATGCTGTGGAGGGAGGAGTCCTCTATCTCTTAATATTCTTCGTCTGAGTTCTGCTGTGGATATTTCTTCCAATTTAATAGTTCTCCAAAGAGGTAGTCATAGAGCCATTGGACACCTGCATCGAAGCCCTCGCAATAGTCAGGCGACCTGTCCTGCTTCAACCCATCAGCTACTGTAGCATGCTCCATTCTAGTAAGTGTTCTCTGAACTTCATTATCCTTCATCTTTGTATACTCCTTCCTTAACTGCTAGCCATATGAAGCCAGCAATGGTTAGTCCAAGTGCAATGCCTCCAATAAATTGATAGTCCATCAGTCTATTTCCTCCTTATACTCTAGCCACTGGTCTGATAGGCAGGCAGGGCAGCTAGGTTCAGGGATTACTTCAGTTGGGTCTGAAGGGTCTGGCAGGTAGGTAGGCTTTAGTTGGTGAGTGAGGCCTAGCCAGCCACAGCGGTTGCAGCGTGCTTCTAAGTTGTCTAGTTTAGTACTCATTCCTAGTTACTCTCTCCTAAAAGGTTCTGCTACATTGTCTATGTAGGTTCTGCCCCTGAAGTAGCCATAGCTGATAAGCATAATGAATAGTCTGTAGTACGATTCTGGGTCTTTCATCACTTCCGTCAGCACTTGTGTAGATGACAGTAAATGACTAGCAAGATATGCTGCAGTTTTAGTAAAGTCTAGCCTCTGACTCTCTATACCACTACTGTTAATATCATCACCGAGCCAATCTAGCATACCAGCTACACCGCAGCTATCTTTCTTGCTACAGGTACTGCACTTCTGATTCTCCATCTGATTCCTCCTTTAACTGTTCGTTTAGTTCCTCACACTCTGTCCCGTTGTACTCGACCTCGCAAGGATAGTCGCTTAGCTCACACCAATATATAGAGTCTGTTGAGACACGCAGTTTGCGTAAATAGTAGCAATCAAGGTGAGCTGCCTTTTCTGCCATTTAGTTTCTCCTTTATAGTTCATCTACTAGAATTATTAGTAACTGTCTGATTGATTCAGTAGTATTGATGGTCATACCATTCTTGTCTAGGCTGTAGTAATCAGTTAAGCCTACCTCAGCAAGCCATTGTTGGAATACTTTTTTAATTGCCTTAATATCTGCATCATCTAGGTAAGCATTCTCTATTAGCATCTCATCTAGTGTTGACATCTGTTTGCTCCTTTATTCCTACCCATATTTTATCCCATGCTAGGTAGCATTCTTTACAATAGTGGCACAGCATATATGACTGGCTAGACCAGGGCCTATCTAGTACCACCTTGAGCTGACTGTCAGTTGGATAGCGGATGATATAGCAGTCAGTACCATAACATAGAGGGCAGGAGATGACTAGCCAGTCGGGAGTATCTTCAGTGTTGGTCTGACTACTACCTGTCCAGTCAGGAGTAGGATAGAATGGGTCAACTACCTTGTAGCCATAGAGGTCATCACCTATTAGGTGGTAGGTTTCTAGTACATCACCTGGCTCTAGTTCCAAGCTACCTCCTTAGTTTGGATTTAGATTTGCTTTGTCTATTATGTAGTAACTGTCAGGACCTCCTGCCTTCTCCCGTAATTGGTAGGACTCTATCAGATTAGCCAGTAGGTCTTTTGGGTCTAGGTTTTCTAAGAGAGCTTTGCAGATTTCTATATCCGTATCCTCAATAATACCTGCTGCTAGGAGATTAATAGCCGTCTGGGCTATTACTGATTCCCTGGATAAGTGGATAATGTTCATTGTCCGACCCTCCTCACTGTTAATATACCTGTGCGGTAGGCTATGCTAACTGCATGGGCTATACTGCGAGCATTTAGTTTTATATTTATAGTATAGCGTTGATGTCTTACTGTGTGGCTGCTAGTTCCTCGTACGAGTGCTATGTCCTCAGCTGTTAGACCTTGGGCAGTTAGTATTAGTACATCAAACTCAGCCTCGCTTAGTAGTTTGGTGTGAGTGTCAGTCATATATGCCTCCCCGTAGTAAGCCCGCTGCTATCTCCTTAACAACTACCTCGTGCATAACATTAGCTTTATCGTCAGCATCTACTTCTGATATGCTCCAAGGGCTGTCAAAGAACACTTCCCTTTCTACATCAGCGTCATGGTATCGAGTATCACCTGGTTTGGCGTGAAATGCCATAGTCTCATAGTATCTGTCAGCACCTATCTCTGAGAACATCTCATCAAAGCCGTATCCTTTACCCTTGAGGGGATTCTCTTGCAGACCTACAGTTGATACTACTATTTTTATATCCTCATACTCTAGCAGAGTGTTCCTTCTGAATCGGCATTGGTTAGCGCAGATGAAGTGACCTGCCCATCCCCTTTCTGTTCTTCTAACATCAGCCATTGCTTACCTCCTTATGCTGTTGATAGCAGCTCCATGTGTCTTAGCCACTCCATAAGGGAGTGTGATTAAGGCTGCTATGATTCTAATTGCTTTGCTCATTGTTTACACCTCCATTGTTTCGAGTGCTACTAACTGTGCAGTACAGTGCGGTACAGCACAGTAAGTTACTGTGCCTGTATTACTGCCAGCAGTATGACTAGTATAGTGAGTACCACTACTTCAGTTGCAAGTATCCCAGTTAATATTTTAAGAGTGCGGTGCATTAGGCTCGCCTCCCCGCTATGTAGGGTGTTAGGTCAGCTGTTCCTCTTGGTACTCCTACCGCTAGCAAGTCTGCTGTGTTCATACCAGCCTGTGATTGGTGCTTAGATGTAGTAGCAGAATACTTAGTAGTGTTACCTATCGTCTGACCATTGGGTAGCCTTTGGAGTATTACAGTGCCGTAGCTGAACAGCTTATCACCTGTACTGGATGTGCTGCTACCCTTACCTGATTTACCTTTCCTGAACGCCTTATAGGCGGCTTGGTTACTTGCCATTGCCTGTCCTTCTCATTGTTATATATCCATTATACCAGACTTCCCACCTTATGTCAACTACCATTCATCATTTCCCTATGGTGCTCAAGTATCATCTTACGTACATAATACTTCAGGTTCTTATTGTCACCAGTAGCATTCCATAATGGTCGAAACTCAGAGTACAGCTTGAGTAGCTCACTCATGGGCAATGTCTTTGCATCCATTTCTATTTCCCCCTTATTGATTATATATCCATTATAACATATAGTTCAATGGATGTCAACCTGTCTGTTGCGTGGTGCAACAAGTAACCACATGACTTTACTACCTTACTATCTAAAAGTAAGCATAAAGAAAGGACAGGCGGTAACTAACCTGTCCTTCTTTGTTGCTACTGGTCTGGTTTATATGATGCCTTCTTTCTTCAGTAGCGCTTGCCTTATGGCATACCTCCAGTTCTTATCAGCACTTGACTCATATGCTTGAGCAAAGGATATACCGTCTTTGTACTCTTCATTAGCATGCCTTTGCAGCATATCTTCAGTACTAATGTTGAACTTCCTGCCGCCTCCACTACCTGTACTGGCACCTGTTGTCTTAGTCTTGGTAGTGGTTTTCATCAGTCGCAGTACTGGCGCCTGTTCTCCGAAGTCATAACTGTACCAAATACCATCAGCAGCGTCAAGGTCCTTGCTATCTATTATCGGTGTGACTGCCTTGGTGATTGCCGCTTTGACTTTGTCACTCATTGAATCTAATGCGGCCTTCTTGGCATCCAGTTCTACTTTCTCCCGTGCCTTCTGGAGAGTATCAATCTTGCGACTGACTGCGGCTACGGTCTTGAAGTCCTTCGACTTCATTGCCACATCAAGTTCAGCCATCAACTGGTCTTCAGTAGGCTCAACTGCTGTGGCTACTTCTGGCTCATCTGCCATAGTGTCACCTCCATTATTTTCTGCCAGTTATAACCTCCAGTGGGAGGACTAACCTCCCTTTACATTACAGGTTCTTGCAAGTGACAACAACCCAGATGTCCAGCAAGTATGCATAGAATCGGCGTAGCTGTCTTTTCATTGTGTTACCTCCAATGATTATTAGTAGAACTAATCCTACCACTGGAGGCCATAACCTATGCAGTTGTTAAGGTGCTGTGCTGGACATTACCACTTCCAATCCAGCATTATGTAAAGCCCTTAGGCTATTACATCGCTTTAATCTTGTTGAGTAGGGCATCGAGTTCAGCTATGGCTATTGTCTCATTAGGTGCATGTTTGGTGTACCAGCTCAGTCTACCCTCGAGATACCCTATAATCCAGTGGATTGACTTCATTGTGCTGCCTCCAATGAACTTTATACATACATCATATCATATAGTAATAACCTTGTCAACTGGACTGACAATGATTGACAGGCAGTGGCATAGTTCAATCGCCACCATGCTAATGCATAGTCATTATATTGGCCATATGCTACCACTTTCAAAGTGCCAACTATACAATCATCGCATACGACCTGGCAGCTACTGTTCTTATACGATAGTCGCATAGGTATAAGAACAGATGTGCTAATTACTATTTGGAGTGGCATTCTCTCCTACCCATCGTATACGAACTTCAAAACTTCTAGCCCCCATACGGTCAGGCAAGTTTGCAGTGATATAATAATATTATACTGTAGAGCGAGAATTCTCATTCTGAAACTTTTTCTATCCATTCCTCACTATTCCAGACTTTGTTGTGTTTTTCTTTCATCACGAAAGCCAACCAGAGTTGTTCCATTGAGGTAAACTTGTACCAATATTTGAGACTATATTCAAATGCCCAATCATGCCATCTCTGTAACTGTAAGAATGGAGGGTATATCTCAAAGTTCATGACCATCTCCTGCAACTGGTCTTGAGTAGGCAGGTCACCATAAGCCTCTTCATTCGTGCTGTCGTAGTACAAGTAGTAGTAACCATCACTAGCAAGCATAACACCATTGTCTACTATGAAGATTGATGCTGCTCCTTTGAAATGCCTGAGCGGTATGTCCTCCTGCGCTGCCATCCTCATCTTGATATACGTTTCGCTAGTATCCATTTTATTCCTCCTTCACTTTGTCATAGTCTCTCTCTGCCATCACTCTAACAATTATCCTAGCAAGCTCTACCTCATCCTCTACCTCCTGACTAATATACCACAAGTCCTGCATCTTGGCTACTCTTATCTTAGCAGCTCTATATCTATTCAAGTATCTCTGATAACCTTCATTCTTGCCATGCTTATTCATCAAAACACTGAGTTGATTAGCTCCATCTAGCGATGAAGGCAACCATAGGTACTTCAAACACTTATTACACTTGAACAGTACACCACCATCAACATACTCATTCTGAGCAAAGTAGTGAGGCTCTCCTGATGGGCAGAATGAGCCTGGATGCTCTACCCCCAACTCTTGGGAATTCCGCCTAGGTCTACCATTCTCTCCTTCAACTCCTCCACTTCGCTTCCTATCACTATTATCCTGTCTATGTCTTCCTCGTTTGGGTCTAGCATCAGGACCTTCAGCTTCTGCACTAACCTTGCCCTTTGGCGAAGAATCTTGAACCTTTCCTCCCTCTTTTCCTTTGGAATTAGAAGCTTTCTTTTTCCTCTTGTCTCTACGTGGGGGTTTGATGCTAGATGCTCCAGACCCGATGCTAGCCAGCAGCATCGCCCATCCCTCTTCCTCTGAGCGTGCCATCGGAAGTTCTTCACCCATCTTCTTGCCTCACCTCCCTCCTGTGTAAATCTCATCCATAGTTTGCCAAAGACCATAGGCTCACCATTAGTAATGAGCTCCAGGCAGTACGAGCATTTAACTGATTTATTACACCTACTTATCCAAATATCTATTCTGGGTTCCTACCTTAACCATTCTATATCTCATTATACCATATAAGTGGTAGCCTTGTCAACTGTACTATTCAACTATATAAAAAACTGTCACCCGATTATATTTTATCCTTGACATGGCAACTATGACATGGTATACTGAGACTACAATAGGAGGTATTTATGACAGAGCCTCAACTTCTACCTCCCTCAGATACTCCAAAGGAAGTAGCTGTAGCAACCTCCCTTATTCCTTGGAGAAAAGATGATTACCGAGCAAGATATCTGGGCTACCTAGCCTGTGGCTTTATGCCTGAGGAAGCTCTATATATGCTCGGTCTTTCTATGTCCTGGTTAGAGGAAGTTAGGCAGGAGGCAGAATTCTCTACCTTTGAACTCCAGGTTCCAGAAATTCGCAAGGAACTATCTAAGGAGTACATTGAGTTAGACTTCTTCCGCAACTTCCGAATGGTGCTGGAGAAGGATTACAAGGTACTCCGCATCTCACTTGGGCTAGAGGAAGGTAAAGACGGTAAAGTAGTTTCACTGTCTCCCTATGACCAGCAGTACTTACTCAAGATGCGTAGCAACTATACGCCTCAACAGCTCCAAATACTTGAGCAGGTAGTTAGTGGAACTGGCGGTGACTTCAACTTTGCTGAGTGGACAAGAAGGAATCAGGATATTATTACTTCAGTAGAGATTAGCAGGACTGAAACTGTTAAGGTGGAGAAGGGAGATGCCTAGGCGGAAGACAGTTACAGCCAAGGTCATCCATGCAGCAAGACGCAACATCAAGCGGGCTCAGATGAGCCGAATAAGAATTAGAGAACCTCGAAGTGTTGGTAGAATAACAGCTAGCAGAATGAGATATAGTAGACCAGCAACAGGTCGTAGAGCAAGAATGCCACTTAGGAGGACTCGATGATTGAAGGAGCACTGATTGGAGGACCTGTAGCCCTCCTAGCATACCTGATTTTCTTTATGTACCGCAAGGATAGAAGAGATACTGAACGCCGAGTCCACGATATGCACGAGGCTCACTCTGAGCGGCTAGAAAACCTGCTCAAGAAAGACCAGAAGACTAGGGAGAAGCATACCAGAGCTCTTGCAGAACTTACTACAATTATGAAGCGTATCAACGGAAGGAATTAAAAGGAAGAGATAGTGGCTACTGTTACTCAAGACCAAGCTCTGCGGACTCTATTCTCTAACCGCCAGTTGACTATGGAGTCACTACTCCAAATAGAGAACAAGGAAAGGCGGCTTGTTCCTTTCATACTAAATCCTATTCAAGCAGATATGATAACGAACTCAGGCTTTAGAGACATCTATGTCAAGCCTGGGCAGGTGGGTGCTACGTCAGTTCATGTGGCTGACTTCTACCTAGACAACATTACTATCAATGGCACTGTGTCAGTCATTATAAGCTACGATGAAACTAGTGCTAAGAGGCTCATCCTTAAGGCTAAGAGATTCCACAGCTTCCTTCTTAAGAGAATCCCTACTATTCCAAAGCTAGAGCATAAGGGAGCTGAGGAACTTACCTGGGAGGATAAGAATACTGGGCACTACTCAGTAATGTACATATTCTCATCTAGAAGCTACACTCTAGGAAGAGGTGAAGCAATACATAACCTGCTACTGGATGAGTATGCCTTCTGGCTCCTAGGCACTCATGAAGCGGTATTTGGCTCAGCTGTTCAGAGAGTACCACTGAAGCCTGGAACAAAGATAAGAGTTCAGTCTACCGCCAATGGTGAAGATAATCCTTTCTGCGAAATGTATAGAGCCGCCAAAGAAGGAACAACTGTAGCTCAGTCAGTCTATCAACCTCACTTCTACCACTGGTTTATTCATCCTGAGTATGTGATGTATGCTGATGACCCATTCTGTCTATCTGGAGATGCTGTAGAGCCTCTGAACAATCTGCATTCAGATGAAGTAATCATGATGAGACTGCTAGTGGAAGTATACAACTTTGATGAGTATGAGGCTATGGCTAAACTTCGATGGAGGAGATATAAGAAGGCAGAAATGGCTAGCCTACGCAGAAGTGGTGATACTGTTATGCTATTTGAGCAGGAGTATCCTGAAGATGATGAGAGCTGCTTCCTTGTAGCAGGTGACCAGGCTTACAACTCTGACATAATAACTGATAAGATACGCAACTGTGTGCCAGCACCTATTACAAAGAATATAGTGAATCCTAAGAATGGTACATCTGCTACACTTGAAATCTGGCACGATGTAGAGGAAGGCAGAGGCTACCTAATTAGCATTGACCCTGGGAAAGGTAAGACATCTGAGTCTGTAGGTCAAGTATGGACTTTTGCAGAAGGTTACAGGGACAAGGATGGCAATGAAGTTCATCCAATAATGCAGCACTGTGCTACTCTAGCTGGCTTTTATGATGAGTGGGAGACGGCTGAGTATATGAAGGAAGTTGGGCACTACTACAATACAGCAGTAATAGCACCTGAGGACAACCTAGACATTGTTTCTCACCTTAGAGACTACTCCGACCTCTACTGGCGTGAGGATGTTAGAACTGGCAAGTCAGTTAGGGCTGTAGGCTGGCAGACTAATGTATCTACCAAGCCTTATATGATAACAGAACTTAACAGGCACCTGGATGATATTGACTGTCAAGATGTAAGATTCTGGTCTCAGTGTAAGAACATACGCAGAAATGCTATGGTTAAGAGTGGCATACTGGTAGTTGGTGCTGATGACCACCATGATGCTGCTGCTATTGCTGTAGCCTGCCGAGATGCTGTGCCAATAGCAAGAGGTTATCAAGGAAGCGCAGGATGGGATGACAGTTGGGGGAAATGATAGTGGAGGAAGCAAATGAAGAATGATGCTACATCAGTTATAGCGAGATGCAATGAGCTTAAAGAGTTCTGGTCTCCTAGAGATACTAAGATGCGTGCTTGGTACAGAATGATAGAGATGGTAGATGAGCTCAAGACTGAAAAGATGGAGTCCTTTGTAGGTAATGATCCTAGGGCACTATTCAACTTGGTGCTTCATCTCCTTGACACTGACATACCTCATAGGATTAAGGACTATGAACTAGTAGATTTAGAAGCAGCTAATGCAGTCGCTTCTGTTAGCTCATTCTTCCGAACTGCCTGGAAGGATGTCCATAATACCTTCCGCCGAGGTAACCCCAGGCAAAGCCTCCAGCGGACTTCTCTTGGATTTATGTTAGCAACTGGCTGGTATGCTGAGTTTGCTATAGTATCAGATGATGGTAAGAGGTGCTATGCCGAGCCTTGGAATCCTATTGAAGTCTATCCTATGTGGGATGGAGCACTGGGACTGGATGAGGTTGCTCACATCTACAAGATAAGCT